CAACGTGGCACTAGCAAAAAGTCAACGTAGTCTAAAGTCGTGGAGCAAACAAAAGTGGAGAACAAAGAGTGGTAAGCCCAGTGCAAAAACTGGGGAACGCTATCTTCCTGAAGCTGCAATCAAGGCTCTATCACCACAGGAGTACGCAGCGACAACTAGAGCTAAAAGAAAAGGCACAAAGGCAGGGAAGCAATTCGTCAAACAGCCAAAGGGCATCGCAAAGAAAACACGAGCGTACAGGAAAGTAAAGTAAATGGTAAAAGCATGGTTCATAGTAGCAATAATGACAGGCGTATATTCAGATGGGACAAAAGATATATTCATATTCCAACATCCATCAGATCATGGACACTTCCACACTTCTGCCATGTGTTATAAATATATAGGGGACAACCCTTTTAAATTAGTTAAAGCTCTTGTCAATGAATACGGAGATAGATCACCTGAAAAGATTATGTGTGTGCCAGAAGATACTATAGAATCTTTTATGGAACAGGCTAAAACATAATGTTGTACGAGCCTACATGTGACATTTGTGGGCATCACATAGAGGATGATAGATGTGACTATTGTGGGAATACAGGCGAAAACGGTGATTGGATAAAAAAAGTTATAGAACAGGCAAGAGATCCACGGCACGATCAATCAGCCTTCAAGGATAAAAAGAAGAATGACAAAAAATCTAACTGAAAAACAACAAAAGTTTATGGCTGTCTTGTTTGATGGTGCAGGGGGAGATGTTGTTGAAGCAAAAAGACTTGCAGGATATTCAGATACGACTACAACAACGCACGTTATGCAAGGACTAAAAGAAGAAATAATGGAAGCCACTAGAGATTATATTGGTAGACTCGCACCAAAAGCAGCGGTGGCTATGGGCAATGTTCTTGTAGATCCAACAGAGCTAGGCATAAGGGACAAAATGACAGCAGCTAAAGATCTGCTAGATAGGGCAGGACATATAAAAACAGAAAAAGTAAATGTAGAATCCTCCGGTGGACTATTTGTTCTTCCTGCTAAAGAAGGTAAAAATGAGTAGAGAAGATTTAGGATACTGGACGCTACCACAGCTACAGTTTAAAGACGGAAAAAATTGGACACGAATACCTAGAGTTTCTAGAACTGTTCCGTTTGGTTATACTAAAGACCCTGAGGATGAAGACTTTCTGCTACCGGTAAAAGAAGAGTTAGATGCACTTGAGTTAGCTAAACAGCATCTAAGACAGTATAGTTACAGGTCTGTGGCTGATTGGCTGACTAAACAAACAGGCAGGTATATATCCCACACAGGCCTAAAGAAGAGAGTAAGAGTTGAGACAAGAAGGAAAAAAGCCGCTACATTTAAAAGAGAACTTGCCAGAAGGCTCGAGAAGACGCTCAAAGAAGTTCGTAAGTACGAAGAAAACAGCATCGGAAGTCACGACACAGCCGGTAGCACAGCCTAGCATAGTTCTAGACGTACAGCCACAAGAGGTTGAACAACAGGTATTATTTAAACCTAATGAAGGACCTCAGACAGATTTCTTAGCATCCTCAGAACGAGAGGTGTTATATGGTGGAGCAGCAGGAGGAGGCAAATCATTTGCCATGTTAGCTGACCCACTCAGAGGATTAAACAACCCTAACTTTAGTGGGCTGTTAGTTCGACACACAACGGAGGAGCTAAGAGAACTGATACAGAAGTCTCAGGAGTTGTATCCAAAAGCAATACCAGGGATTAAGTGGTCAGAAAGAAAGTCGCAATGGGTTACTCCTAAGGGGGGACGACTTTGGATGTCATACCTAGACCGTGACTTAGATGTAATGCGCTATCAAGGTCAAGCGTTTAATTGGATAGGCTTTGATGAACTTACACAGTGGGCGACACCTTACGCTTGGGACTATATGCGCTCACGACTCAGAAGTGCAGATCAATCGTTAGGGCTGTACATGAGAGCAACAACAAACCCTGGGGGAGCAGGGCATCAATGGGTTAAGAAGATGTTTGTAGATCCCTCACCACCCAACACATCGTTTTGGGCAACAGATATGGAAACAGGCAATGTTATTACATTTCCAAAAGGTCATAGCAGAGAGGGGCAACCTCTTTTTAGAAGACGCTTCATACCTGCTAATTTGTTTGACAATCCTTATCTAGCTGAATCAGGTGACTACGAGGCGATGCTACTGTCATTGCCGGAGCATCAGAGGAAGCAACTACTAGAGGGTAATTGGGACGTAGCTGAAGGTGCAGCGTTTCCTGAGTTTGATAGAGCAAAACATGTAGTAGAGCCATTCAAGATACCGTCTAGTTGGAGAAGGTTTAGGGCGTGTGACTATGGTTACGGAAGTTACTCTGCTGTAGTATGGTTAGCCGTATCACCTACTGAACAACTTGTCGTGTACAGAGAGTTACAGGTGTCAAAAGTCTTAGCTGTAGACTTAGCTGACAGGATACTAGAGCTAGAAGCTGAAGATGGTACGATACAGTACGGAGTTTTAGATAGCTCACTATGGCACAAAAGGGGAGACACTGGCCCTAGCCTAGCAGAGCAGATGATAGTAAGAGGTTGTAAGTGGCGACCATCAGATAGAAGCAGAGGTAGTAGAATTGCAGGAAAAAACGAATTACACAGAAGACTCCAAGTTGACGAATACACCAATGAACCACGCCTTGTTGTATTTAATAACTGCACAAACCTTATATCTCAACTTCCTAGTCTCCCTTTGGACAAAAAGAACAACGAAGACGTAGATACAAACAGTATGGATCATATGTACGATGCTCTGCGCTACGGCATAATGACAAGACCTAGAAGTTCTATATGGGACTATAACCCTGTGAATCAGCGAACAGGTTTTCAAATCGCTGATCCTAACTTTGGATACTAAACATGGCAGAAGATAATGAGATACCCTTTGACACGGATGATGTCACAGTAATACAGGATAATGATCCGGCACTTGCATCAGAGAGTGATGTGGTCAGTTTTGTACAAGGCAGATTCAAAAGAGCAGAAGACGTAAGACAACAAGATGAGCAACGATGGCTCAAGGCATACAGAAACTACAGAGGACTATATGGTCCTGATGTACAGTTTACAGAAACAGAAAAATCTAGAGTATTTGTAAAGGTAACAAAAACAAAAACATTAGCAGCCTATGGTCAAATAATTGACGTACTATTTGGTAGCACAGCTTTTCCACTCACGGTTAACCCAACAAAGTTACCTGACGGTGTGGCTGAGTCGGTGCATATAAATCTTGACCCTAACGCTAAAAATGCAGGTGATACACTAACACAGGCTTTTGAGGATAAACCCTCAGAGCCTTTTTTATTTTCACCTGAAGGAAAGCTACAGCCAGGCGAAACAATAAAAGATTTGGAAAAGAAGATACACGATCAACTTGAAGAGTCAGGAGCAAACAAGCAACTCCGTAACGCAGCATTTGAGATGGCTTTGTTTGGTACAGGAATTATGAAAGGTCCTTTTGCTATAGACAAAGAGTATCCTAATTGGAACGATGACGGTGACTATGATCCTATAATAAAAACTGTGCCATCAACGAGTCATGTCTCTATTTGGAACTTGTATCCTGATCCGGATGCCTACAACATGGATGAGGCAGAATACTGTGTAGAGAGACACAAGCTATCCAAAACACAAATGCGTAATCTAAAAAACAGACCATACTTCAGAGAAGAATCTATTGAGGCTTGTCTTGATATGGGCGCACAGTACGATAAGAAGTATTGGGAAGACGACATGAAAGACTACGCTATAGAAAACTACACAGAGCGTTACGAGGTTCTAGAGTTTTGGGGATACGTGGATTCTGAAAAGTTAGAAGAAAATGGTGTTGACATACCGGAAGAACTAAAAGAACTAGAGCAGATAAACTGTAACATATGGGTGTGTCAAGGCCACGTACTAAGGATGGTTCTTAATCCATTCAAGCCGGTGCGTATACCTTACTATGCTGTGCCTTACGAGCATAACCCTTACAGCTTCTTTGGTGTGGGTATCGCAGAGAATATGGATGATACACAGACTTTGATGAATGGTTTTATGCGTATGGCTATTGACAATGCTGCATTGAGTGGCAACCTTATCATGGAGGTGGACGAA